AGATAATCCACACTCGTCTACTATGGAATATGGACCTAATCACACATATGTTTGCGACTATGATGGTTTACGCAAAGTATATGAGCGTATAGATAATGGCTTGCGTTTGTTTGGCAAATACTACAGGAACTTGTGGGACTGAACAAATAAAATCACTAAATATATGTACTGGCATCACACACACTTCGCCAGTAAACACACACAACACAGGAGAAGTAAATGAGTAATCTGACACCGTTTGAGATTCGTCTTGAACTTCTAAAAATGGCGAAAGAATTATTGTTAGAAGAATATCATTCTAACAAAGATCGTCTAACCAATGAATGGCACGTAAAGGTAGAGTCCGCTAAACTAAACGGACAAGCAATACCGGAACATCCAGCCTTTCCAACTTATCCCACAGAAAACGATATCATTACCAAGGCACAGTCCTTGAATGGATTCGTTTCAAACATTACAGCAGAAAAGACACAGAGCAAAAAGTCTGCCTGATGGGACCGAGTGTGCTTCGGCACACTCCTAACTTATAGGAGAAAGTATGCGTTACATCACACCATTACTTTGTAGTATATTTGCGGCATTTATTCTTTATGTTGGTCACGCCGCAGCGCAAATAAACATACCAGTTGATCCAAAAGTTCAACTAGAAGATTTATCACCACAAGCAAGATCGGAAGTTGAATGTCTTGCTCAAAACATGTATTTTGAAGCCGGTCTAGAGCCAAGGCTCGGTCAAATTGCCGTAGCATTTGTTACACACAATAGAATGCAATCTGGAGTTTTTCCAGACACATATTGTGGCGTGGTAAAACAAAAAGTCGGCACAGTTTGTCAGTTCTCATGGGTATGTGAAAATCGTCCTAAGGATATGATGAGAAAAGGACTCTTGACAACAGAGAATAATTCGTTGTATAATAAAGTAACTGAACTAGCGTTGTCGTTCTATCTTTATACTGAAAAGTTCAAAGATCCAACTAGAGGTGCTTTATTTTTTCATGCAGATTATGTAAAACCCGGTTGGAATAATATGAAGTATACAGCACAAATAGGTAGACATTTATTTTACAACAAGGTAAGTAGAAAGGCATCATGAGTATTTTATCAAGCAAAAAAGAAAGGGAGATTGTTATGGAAAAGGGATTGAATAGTACAGTCACAATATCAATCACAGTGATTTTACTTTCAGTCATTGTTGCGATTTGTATCTATGGTTTGAATGACCGAAAACTTATGGCAGCAAATATTGAAAACGCTATTGCAAAAGGTATTGACCCATTGTCAGTAAGATGTTCTTATGCTCACAGTGATGATATCGTTTGTGTAGCACACGCCTCAACACGCAAATAAAAAGGGAGATATACTATGGATTTTGATAACGACACTCATAACTTTACAATTCGTTTTGATTCAAATGATGGCAATAGAAGTCTTGAAATGAACTTTAGTGAATTATTTCTTGATGACATTCTCAATCAAATGAGAGATTTTCTAAGGGGTTGTGGTTACGAAATTGATGGACAGATTACTGTGGTTCCTTTTGAAGAAGAATCTGATAACTTTGTACTTACCGATGAGCCTGAGTTTAGTTTTGAAAATATTCCAAACAACAACTGGCCATTCAGCGCAACGATGAATGACACCATTCCACCACTAACAACAAAAGATGTTGTATCATTATCTACTGAACCTGTGACCTTTGCAATGCCTGGCACAGCCGGCAGTGCTACTTACGATTTGCGGTTTGGTAGCCCGAACGGTGCCTAATGCCGACTAAAGAGGAAATGCTGAGATTTTCTTTAGGCATTGAACAACTGGTAGCCAATACAGATTACACATATCTTGAGGCTATTGGTGAACACTGCAAAGAAACTGGTTTGGAAGTTGAAGTTGCTGCTACTTTGATCACGCCAAATCTCAAAGCAAAAATTCAAGAACAAGCAGAAAGTTTGAACATGCTAAAAGGAAAAGGTAATCGTTTACCAATATGACAGGCTACGATGCGTTTTGTTTATTTACTTCACTCAAACTTCACTTCAATTCCGATTCTTACGATTACTTTCGATATAATGGTAAGACTAGTACGAGCATAGATGCGTTTGAGAATCGTAAAGACAAATATCACTTTTACAAATTGAGTCGGCGATTCTCAAATGCTGAACAAGGTCGTGACTTTATCGTTGCTAATCTTGTGCATGATCCGAACGTCTGGATTGGACATTTATTGACAGAAGAATCAGACATTGAATATCGCAAACGTCAGAAAGTGATGCAGTCTTTGACATACACCTTCACTAATGAAATTGAATCATTATTGAGACAGGAAAGTCCAAATGACTTACTAATGATACATGATGGTCAGTATCCAGAACTGCTTACCAAGTTGTTGCAAAGTGATGTATCGTTGGAGACTGTTTGTATCATGAACTCTTTTATGAACTTTGTTTCAATGTGGGATAAAAAGATTGTTGATACAATTCACTATCCAAGAGTAAGCAGAACAATAAAGAAATACACTCCGTTCATAAAGTTTGAGCCAACGAAATATAAACTTATACTCAAAAAGGAATATGATGCGAATACAGAAAATATATCTTGATATGGACGGTGTTTTATCCGATTTTCATAAAAGATATCGTGAACTGTTTCATATCGAAACAGAAAAAATACGAGCCCGTGGTGAAAAAGACGATGACAACTGGAATCAGTTTGTTGAGGGTAAAAACTTTGAAACACTTGATTGGTATCCAGGCGGTAAAGAACTATTGAAGTTTGTTTTATCCCTAGACATACCGATTGAGATTCTATCTTCCTCTGGAGGTCGTTCACATCATGAGGAAGTAAAGAAGCAAAAGAAAGTTTGGCTGAAACGCCATTACATTGACTTCAAGGCTAATATCGTGCCTGGTCGTCATCTCAAAGCAAACTATGCGAAGTCTGATGTCATTTTGATTGATGATACAACGGATGTAATTGATGATTTCAATCTTGCTGGTGGTATTGGCATTCTTCACAGAGATACGGCGAAAACGATAAAAATCGTGCAATCAGTTCTTGACGATACATATATAGATGTATATAATGAATCATGTGGACAAGATGCACATACAATTTAACACTTTTACATACGAGGTAATATATGGACTTTTCTAAACTACGCAACAACCGCAACTCATTTGAGAAACTCACCAAAGCGGTTGAATCAATCAATACAAACACAGAATCTGGTTCAAGAGGTGATGATCGTTTCTGGACACCAGAGGTTGACAAAGCAGGTAACGGCATGGCTGTTGTTCGTTTTCTTCCTGCTCCAGCGGTAGATGGTGATGAAGGACTTCCTTGGGTACGTATCTTTGATCATGGCTTTCAAGGTCCTGGTGGCTGGTACATTGAAAACTCTTTGACAACACTCAATCAAAAAGATCCAGTTTCAGAGCATAACTCTGTTTTGTGGAACTCAGGCATTGAAGCAAACAAAGAGATTGCACGTAAACAAAAACGCCGTTTACATTATGTGACTAATGTTTACATTGTTTCTGATCCAAAGAATCCAGATAATGAAGGACAGATTCGTCTTTACAAGTTTGGTAAGAAAATCTTTGATAAGATTACAGAAGCAATGAATCCAGAATTTGAAGATGAAAAGGCAATCAATCCTTTTGATTTCTGGGAAGGTGCTAACTTCAAAATCAAGATTCGTCAAGTTGAAGGTTATCGCAACTATGACAAATCAGAGTTTGATTCTATCACTCCAGTTGATGGTGATGATGATAAACTTGAAGCAATTTGGAAAAAAGAATACTCACTCAAAGAGTTTCTTGAACCAAAACAATTCAAGGCTTATGATACCCTGAAAGCAAAGTTGGATAAAGTTTTAGGTCTTGATGGTGTTGCACCAGTAAAGACTAAAGCGGAAGATACAATTTTGGATACAGCAAAATCAGCACCTAGTTTGAATGAGAATGATGAAGAACTAGATTACTTTAGGTCTCTAGCAGAAGATTAAACTCTGCGAATGCCACCTTCGGGTGGCATTTTTTTTATGCATAGTGCCTATTCATTATGGCACTTAAAATATTTTCATTTGTATCTTTTAAACTTGTTGTACCTTTACTTACTTCTTTTTTGGTAGTGTTCATAACTACAGTTGTTGAAAAATCAAATAAAGAAGGTTGTGACCTCATCGTATCTTCCAACTCTCTCAGATTGGCCTGCATTTCACCTGAAGATAGACCAAGTT